AAGGGTGACTGACCCAGGAATGGGTTCATGCCAAACTGCAAGTGATCTTGAATATGCGCAATGTGGTCTTGTTGCATATAAGCATACGCAGGCTGACCCAACAACATCGCCGCATTTTCGTCCGCACTTGTCCGTTGTTCTGGCGCTGGAGTATCTTTCATTAACTCATTGATGTCTGGCACCTTCATCTGCTTGAGGAACCTGGACAACACTTTGTTCATGTTGAACTCTTCTGGGTGCTTCTCAGCAAGTGCCAGTACAGCCTGATTTTGAGCCATCCTTTGTGTTTCAGAGAAGATGTGTGGATCAGAAACAGGTACAACGTCCGTGTTACGGCTGAAGTCTTCTTTGTTAATCTCTAGATCCGCAACAATCTCAGACTTGCGCATCTCATCCAAGTGCCATCGATTGAGCCTGCAAAGGATCTTGAGTACACGGCCTTGTGACTCATGTAAGCGTGCATGAATCGCGCTAAACACTGCGGCGCCTTGCTCGATAAGAGCTTGCGTGGTACCTACAGGCGCGTTTTGGTTGATGTCCGCTATCTTCTCTTCACTTGTGCTAACAACGCCCTTAGCGGCCGTATCTAGCCATCCTAGTAGTTCAAATAAAACTTGGCTAGGTGGGTTGAACGGCATAGGCATAGCAATCTGCCTGATGTCTTGGACGCCTGGGGCTCCCTCTATCTCAACAATCTGCGTAACTTCTACTTGTTGCGATTGTCCGCTGATCTTTGCTCCTTTGAGCTTAAGCATCGTTGCAGAGTTATTGATATGCGCTGAATCAAGTAAAGCGCGAAGCGAACCAGTAAGGGCGGCACTAAGACCACCAATAAGATGAGGTAAACCGATTGCATATGCTCCCCTCCAAGGTATAAACTTGAACTCAACGATCCAGTCCAACTTGGTCATGGTTTCGTCTTGCTCTTCCCAGTTACGGTACAGACCAATCACCTGGTGGTTTAACTCGTCCACCATCAAGATGTACGGTGCCATCTTGCCTTTGGTGTACTTGTCCTCTTCCATCTCTAAGTACGTATAGATGTGATAGACCTTTCTGAGTCCGTCCTCATTGTCTTCGTACTTCTTACCTTCAATTTTGTCATTAGCCTTTTGTACGCGGNTAGGCTCAATCTCTTGTGTAGCCCTAGTCACGTCCACATCACGGTACATACCGCTTGCTATNCTGCGATTGAACTCCCAGTGCGTNATCTCGTGTACTTCAGCCGCACGCTGAGCCGTGTAGAAGTTTGATGCCGCAAANGGCAGGATCACTCGGTCAATCGGTANGAANTCAACGCAGGGGCGCTTTTTCTCTTCGTCAAACCACAGCTTAAAGTACTGTGAGCCACCCAGCGGTAACTGTGTCAGCAACTGCTCTTGCTCGTCTCTAAACTCTTCAATCTGCTCAGTAATCTGCCAATTCAAATAATCGCGCTTACGCTCAGCACGCTCAGCTTTGATGTCATCCATCTTGCCAAGGATCTTAGTTCTGACTGGACCATCTGGCGGAAACATCTCTTTAATTGCACGGGCGGCAAAGTCTACACAGCCTTCTGCCATAGCAGGGTGAACAACTTTAGATGCACCCATAAACGTTGCACCACCTGGCGCATCATTACCCATACCAGTACGGCGGATACCCTCTTCNTACTGCTTATCTCTTTGCTCACGTGCGTCTTTGTCTTTTCTGAGTANATCAATATACCTTGACGCTAACGTGTTTAATTCATACTCAGCGTAACCATCCGCCATGTTGCCGTAGAANTCNGGATTCTCTTCTGGGCCATCATTAGGCGTGTTTACAACCGCGCTCCCATCTGGCATNTCTTCAATGTCAAGATCCTCTTCCGGCATAGTGACATTAGCACTGCCGTCTTCATTTTCAATGTATTCTGGTTCTTGATCCATCATTTAGCCTTTTTAGGTTTGCGCATCAATTCTAATTGCATCATGTCTTTATTTGTGGAGAGTCTTGCACTTCCGCCTTTTTTCTTACCAGTTAGTTGTTTGCGTCTTGCAAGATAAATCGGCATTACTTTATCAAGCCACTCTTGATCAAATTTTTGTACAGGTTGTGCTAATTCAAACGCACGTCTGTCTCCACCTTCTGGAGCATTAAACTCTCTACGTAATTTATGAAACTCATGAAAAAAGTCTTTTGTTGTTAACAATGGCTTATCTTTTTCTGAGTGCAGAGCACCAACGTATTCACCGCCAATTACGGCTGGATATGAATGATGTGGATTAACTGGATTGTCTACAAGACTATAGTTAGGATTAAATCTACCAATACTAGATCCAACATACTCTTTGCCTGGTTCATCATGTTGCATTAAGTTAGGATGCTGTACGGCCAATCTAGCCATTGCAATTTCTGGAAATCCTGCATTCTGATATTTATCTGTCGCCATACGCTTTACAAAATGCTTGCGTAATTCACCAGATCCTGGTGCTCTGAGCATTTCATGCAAGTCCTCGTGCATCAATCCAGGAAAGTCTTTAAACCTGGCGCTCATTTCTTTGTTAAATTCTTTTTCAGATTTTTTGGTTATCTTTGATTTCTTAACCATCTCTCCCAAGACTTCAGCAGGCATGTGAGAAAAATCTACGCCAGTAGGAGACATACCAGTATGTATGCCATATACGGGTCCTTTGGTCTTTAGCCTTTCAGCTTTCTGGGTTAAATGTTTAATCTTGCCTGGAGCGCTTGCCCATATGGCACGCTTAGACTTATCTTTATGTAAGGCATTGGCACGCATGTAATCATGACCGCCTTCAACCTCCACGGGTTGATCAAACTGATGCCCTTCCGCACCAGTAATAATTCTTCCAGCCATTGAAGAGTCGCCAATAAATGGCATGCCATGGCCTCCAAACAAATCTTCTGGAGTAATTATTTTTTCAGGAGCCATGTTCACATTAAGATTAGGCGCAACATTAAACTGATATTCACCTATTGGCTTGTTTAATTTCTTTCCACCACCTACTCGGTGATACAAACCCAAAGCTATGTTATCCGCCTTGCTAAGCTTGTCTCCCATGTAATGACGCATCAACAATTGATGATAGTGATCTTCTGGCGTCATGTAGCCGCCATTGGCCATATGTTCAACTTCACCGCCTTCAGCCATCTGCTTAGGAGGTGTCATAGCATTCATCGCCTGACCTTGCGGTGTCATCTGCAATATGTTGCTAGGTGGTTGCTGTAATGGGCTAGATGCTCCTGCGCTGAGCGGGGAGGGCTGTCCTTGCGGTTGTTGTTGTGGTTGCTGTGGCATTAACTGTTGGCCAGGCTGTTGCGGGTTCATATCGATCCCACCAGTTGGTAACTGTACGCCACCAGGTCCCATGTTGTTGCGCTCATTAGGATTAATAAACGCCTTAACGCCCATGCTAGGTGCTTCGTCTGCGCCTATGTTAGATATGTCTGTGTACGGTATCTTACCGCCGGTCATTAGCGCCATGCGCATATGGTTAAGGGATGGTTGCACGGCGCCTCCTTCGGCTTTGTGTTGTATTCCATGCATAGCATAGAACTCTTGAATAGTCGGTTGATTTTCTACGCGCTTTTTTTCGTACAAGTCGTTGTACTTTTTATTAAGCTCAGTCCTTATCTTAAGGTCTGCTAACGTCTTCTCGAATTGTGCCCTATGCTGGCTAGGAACACCACCACCTTCAGCATACAAGGGCAGGCCATTAGTCAATACATCTTTGCGCATCTCTTCTGTTATGGGGAAATGATGTGCATGAGCATACTCAGGTTTGCCTGATCGAATCATTCCGAGGCCAGCATTGTCAGGAACCATTTGCTCACGCTCAGTTTTGATTGGATGTGCATGCAACTGCGTTTTCACACCGTACTTCTTGCCGATGCTGTTGAGGATGTTAGGCACCTTTTTGTCGTAAAAGCCCTTCATGCCTTCGCCACCGACTTCAAGGTTTTGACCAGTCAATGAACGTAAAGTACCCTGCGGCTGTTGTGCCATCAATTTTTCTGCCGTTTCTTTGCCAACAAGCGATGGCAACTCTTGTGAAGTGACGCCAGTTTTTTTAATGACTTCATTGCCATTGTGATCGTATGCAACTAAGTTTGTGCCAGATAAATGAAGTTCATTGATGTGTTTGGCCAAGCTGTAACGGTCTGCCTGCTCATGGCCTGGCGTCACAACAATGCCGTGGTAACCCTTCTCAGCGGCATGATGAATCAATCGCTTGAGCGCCATCTCTTCCCAGTTCTTTTTGAATGGGGCATCAGGTACGCCTGAGTTTGGTTTTGCCCAACCGTTTTCTCTTATGTAACGAATAGCATCTTCAGGTTTTTCAACTGCTACCGCAAGTATTCCACGAGGATCACGAATTCCAATCTTTCCATTGAAATCTTCATATTTCCAACCCTCTTTAAGTTCAGGCAAACCACCCGTATTAGGTCGTTTATATCCAACCTCACGCCCTTGCTGATGCCAGTCAGACTGCAACTCCTCTAGGTGTAAAAGCTTCTCACCATTAGGGCCAATACGATCTTTTAATCGCATACTTGCAAGGATGCCAGGTTCACCACCAAAGTGATTTGATACGCCAGGAAACTCCTCTCCGCCTTTCGGAGCCTTAATCAACATCTCACGGTAGTTCTCACCACCAGGTAATGTGTATGCTCGATGATAAGATGTATCCTCATCTATGTAGCCTTCAATTGAACTTTGCTTCTCATGATCTAACTGGCCGTAGGGCACGCCAAAATTCTGTTCGGCTATGTCATTAGCTCTTTGTAAGAACTCGGAATCGCTCATCTTGCCAAGCACCTTCTCAACTGGTGCAACCATTGGGTTCTTTTGTGCCAGTTCAGAAACTACTTTGCGCGGTATAGCCTTGGCACCACTAACTCTTGTTGTCTCAAAGTAAGGCTCAACGATTTCTGTTCGCCCCTTATCGTCAGGCTTCTTAAGCTTAACTGTGCGCTCACGCGGTATCAACGGCGCACCAACTTCTTTGTCCATTCGACGATCTATTATCTCTTGTGGCTTAACACCCATCTTAATTAGATGATTGACAATTTGCTCAGGACTAGCCTTCTCTGGCAATGTTTCTAACGCCCGATCAAGTGCCGAGTAAAAAGGTTTACCTTTTCCTACAAGTTCTTTCATAGTGGTCGCTCTTCTATATCTAGGTGGTGGGCGTGGGTGATGCCGCCGTTCTTCTTGTTAATGTCTGGTTCATTGATGTCGTATGTACCACGGTTACCAATGGCTGACTTGATCCTTCTTGGATCGTACACGCCAAGGTTTTTGGTTCCGCGTTCTTTGATGTAGAACGAATCGTGCCCCATGTCTTGTATTGCTTCTTGAACGTTAGGGTTCTCAAACAACGGCCAATTGTTTTCATCTTTATGCGATTCATAAATTCTCTTTTTCATTCGCATCTCAGCAAGAGTCTTCTCGCTGGCTGTGTCATGCGGCCCGTGCGCATACAACTCAGACTCAGGGTTGTAATAAATGTCGTGATATGTTTTCCACAGGTTTTCACGATGCTTTGGATTATCAAAGTCAAATGGGTTCCTTGCTTGCACATGCACTGGGTACGTTGTAGGTGCTTGCCCAGTGTCGGTGTACCCTTCTACCGAGAAGTGGCGAGTGAACTTTGGATCAGGCGACAGGAACACCGCGTTGCGCTCATCCCTGTAATCATTTGATGGATCATCTGGATAGTTCTCATCAGCAATTTGCTTTCTGGTTTTGAACTCAACAATGTTTGGCTCTTTAGATCCATGATAAAAGCGGCGCTTGTCTTTGCTTGGCTCCATAAATTTCTTGCGGTTAGCCCTGCGCTCTTGCTTGGACAATCCACCCTTGTTCATCAGCTCAAGGCGCATCCTGTCCATGTCTACCTGGCCGCCATCGGCTTTGATGATGTCGTGTTCGTTGGTGTCGTAGGTGCCACGGTTGCCGATGGCTGATTTGATGCGGCGCGAATCAAGCATATTGATTTCTCCGCTTTCAATTGCATGAATCGCATCATGGCCAGCCTTCTTGACCAACTTAATTACTTGCTCATCAGTCAATTTGCCTTCTGGATCAAAATGCTTGAACAGCTCATCATGCGACTTGTTTACATGGCTGATCGTGAATGGGTTACGGGCTTGAATGTGCAAAGGCAACACGTTTGGATTGTTTTGCTCTCGTCCATTGTTGACGACGTTGGCATAGCCAGACGCAACCTCTGGATCGGTAGTGACATAAACACCTGGCCCCATTGCGCCCATTCGTGATGGCTTGAAGTCCATGACGTTTGCGCCAGTGCCGTGATACACGCGTTGTTTGATCTTGCTTTTCTTCAGGAACTTCTCAAGCCCACCACCATTGTTCATGTGCGCAGAGCCGCCCTTGGCTTCGTGATGCGGTGCGACCGTGTATATCTGGTCAGGCGTGTAGCCATGCATCTCACTGACTGACTTAATCTCTCTAGGTGCCTCGTCTTGCTCGTGCGCTACAAACACCCTGTGTCCGTTGCTCAGCTTCCTCATTGCATCTAGGTCGCTCTCTGCTGGGCGTCCATGCTTACGGAGTAGAGATACGATGCCCCCTTTGTTTAGGAGCGCCAATCTCATCTGGTCAATGTTGGGCTTGTTCATGCCTAGATTATGCCTGTGGCCACTGGCGAAGTCTACCGACCGCGATTGAATCGCGTTTATGCGCCATATGGATTGCCTCGTTGTTTCTTATTGAACTCCATCGCATCTATAGCATCCTCTGGGTCGTACTCATCCCGCGGTGGTGGGTCAATACTGATCCAGCCTGCATCCCTCAAGTATCTTAAGCCCTGGCTGATACAGTCCACAAACTCATCGTGCGCCGTCTCAGGGAAACTACAGATCTGGCTCACCATCCCTTCAGCCCAGTCCCTGACGTATCCCTTGCGCTTACTGTGCTCCGGCACCCACACTCGGCCTGCTCGAATGATGTTGGCCACAATCGACAGCCGCTGTGTCTTATCCGCCCGTCCTGGGTTATAACCAATCACCGGCAGGTGAGCCCTCTGTAAGTCCTGGATCAAGCTGATACCCGCCGCTTTATCCTCCACCAGTATCAGGTCAACTCGTTTCTTTTCCCGTCCTTCACCGTAAACCACGTCATACTCATCGATCACTTTGGGGCGCAGGTCAGGGTACTGAAGCTTATCTTGCCAGCAGTC